TGATATGTACTAGACTGGAATCCACTGATTCTAGTGGCTTGTGGTGTAGCGGTCGCACCGATGGATGTTGTGCTGGTGAGAACCTGAGTCAGAGAAACCAGAGTGCTTCCAATACCTGTAGCACTAGAATCGATAGATGTCTGATGAACTCTCATCGTGACACCAACACCAGTTACTGGAGTAAAATGAACTGTTGTAATACCAGAGGTGATATCTGCACCGAAAGTTCCAAGACCGACACTTGGTGCATTTGTACCAGATATGTTATCATTCAACATCTGTCCATATTCCAGGACATATACCTCAGATCCATCTTGGTGTACAACTAACTCATTCAACTGACTTCTTTCTTGACCACCGAGTTCATTTGTGAGAACAAACAGTTTTGATGTGGTGGTCGTGGTTGTGCTAAATCCAACAACTTGTACAGGGGATGGATCTGTAGATCCAATACCAGTTGAAGTGGAAACAATCTTATATCCTGTACCAACGTCTGTAGAACCAATACCTGCGGTAGTGGTATTATTGAACATCTGTTGAGAGAAAATTCTTATCGCATAGTTATTGTTCTTAGATTTGGCGGGAAGGAATCTAATGTTTCCAACATTTCCAGATATTGAGAAATCAAATTCACCCAAATCAATTGTTGTTTCAACTCTACCAAAAGGCATCAAGAAACCATTAGTGCCATCGTGAAGCACGTTCATTTGAAGAATTTGTTTCTCACCAGAGAAACGTCTATCAAATGCCATGATATAGAACTTACCACCACGAACTACATCTAAGTTAAAGTCCGCAATATCAGAGAATGCAGTAGCTCTTGGGAGATCATTAAACTGAGAACTTACACTATCGATAGAGATAGCTCTATTGGTTCTAGACTCAATGTAGTCTGTAAGAATTCTATTAGAGAAGTTAATGACATCACTAGTGAGAGCACCATTGACAGTTTTAGAATTTTCAGTAACTAAGTCAAAGTCATAAGTGTTATGGATAGATTCCGTTTCACTAACAAGATCTGTCTTGACCGTAGCAACAGCAGAGGAAACACCAACTCTTGCATTACTTCTGTTCTTAGAGTCTGTTCCTGCAACAGAAACCAGAGACAAGTCTGAGAAGTTTTTAAATCCAACCACATGATTCAGACTATTGACGGGGTTTTTCCACTTTTCATATTCAATATCACTTTCAAGTGAATAAGAGAACGTTTGATAATAATCACTATCCTGAACTTTTTGTAGTTCATTATTGAGTTTACCAGTCTCTCTTTGCCAACCGTTTCTGACTTCAGAGAAAGGTGTGATGTTGAATTTAGAAGAATATCTGTTTATCTCAGTAATAATAGCGGCAGACTTAGAAGAAAGACCATTAATAACATCTCCAACGTTAAAGACATCATCAGAAACAACTTTAAGATACTTGTTTTTATCATTCCAAGTTACAACTGTTCCTCTCTTATCTCCAGTGCTGATAATTTCATTTTCACTAAAATTATTTGGTTTGACCTTTACTTCGAATATTGCAAGATCCTCTGCACGAACCACGCTACCAGAAGAACTACCACCACTAAAGATACCTGCGTTTGTAACTGAAGAATCTAACTGGTACGATACAGTTGCACCGCCACCACCAACATTTGTAGAAACACCAGTGACTGTGAAATAATCATATCCATAGTCCGAAGAATTATATCCACTACCAGTGGATGCAATACCAATATTTTCTACAAAGATCTCTCCGCCAACAAAGAATGGATAG